GGTTTGAGCTAATGTATGAATAGTAGCAAGTTTTGATGGGTTTTTAGCCAAATCGTACATCACATCGCCCCCATTTTGCATTCCCGAAACCAAATAGACGATTTGCGGAAACTTGGTTGGATCTAAATGTTGCGTAACCGAACTAAAATCCTCATACCTATTAGCTGCATCTTGCATTTTAGCTTGATAATTATTAGCAACCGTTGTCATTTGATTTTCCAACTGTTGCTTTTGCATCTCTTGATTAAAACGTTCCATTACTTCCTGGTAAACGGCATCAGCATTGACTTCACGCGGAACAGCGGTATTTTGCTGCTCTTGTGCTTGCGACATTTGAGCTATCTTTTGTTGATACTCTTGCTCAACCTGTTGCCGTGTCCTTGCGGCAGCCTTTGCTTCAGCAGCAGCTTTTTCACGACCCACAATTGCATTCACTTGTTCCTGAGAAAGCAATCCTTGGTTATTAGCTGGCGCTTCCGTTTGCACGGGCGCATTTAAAACATTTTCATCATTCGGCGCTGAATTATCAGCTTGTTGTGCATCCATTTGTTACAACTATCCTTTACTATCACATTAACCCGTGTGAATCGGTAAGCCTCTCAGCGTGAGAGTTTCGTTCATTTTGACCGCATGAATGCGTAGACCTGCAATCAAAGTTTGCAGTAACTTTTAATAAAATCTATTAATTATTACTAATCAATAGATTTCATCTATTAGTTTAAATCAATGCTTTATTTTTTGTCAAACATATATACAAATAAAATGTAATGAAGAGTCGTGATTTATTTTTTGGGGTCGAGTTTTCACCAAAGCAAAATAATACTTACCCGAGGTCGCGTCTACACACACCAGGGCGGCTGACAAGAATTTAAAGGGAATAAATTGCCAAGATATCACCGGATTTATCAGAGCTGTAAAATCATCGCGTTTAAAAAACGATATCTTGGCAAATTCTTAAGACGCTCTACGTGTATGATGAACGGCCTTACGCGGACGACCACGTTTTTTAGCTGAGCTTTCGGGCTTTTTCTTACTGTTCTTACTGTCCGATTTTCCAAGTATTTTATTGGCCTTAGCATCAATTTTGTTCAAGGTAGACTTGGAAATATTACCCTTGTCATATTGCTGTTGTGCTCTGGCCTTAGCATTTCCCGCATGACTTCTATCCGGCATTGGATATTTTCGCTCTTTAGGCAACCCAAATGTGCTGCTTTTTAGCGATTTACGTTTTTTGGTGGTAAGTTTAGCCATCTTTTTGGTTCTCCTTTTTAATGCAAGCTGCTTTTTTTGCAAAAAAACAACTTTCCTCTAATTTGGTTGTAGCGATTGAAAATTCTCGACTCTCTTCGCACAGGGTTCGCAATTCTTCCAGCAAATTATCATACAAAATGGAAATCAGCTCTAGCGACCGCTTACCATTTTCATTAAGCATATAAACTTTAAACTGTTGGTTCACTTGGTTGCTCCTGTGCCGCTTTTTCGGTATCACCAAGTTGATTGGCCATGTGTTCACTCAATTTTATAGATGAATCTACAATGCTACGTGTATTTTCCGCGTCAATCTCGGCTTTTTTGAGCTCATTTTGAACATCTGAGTTTCTGATTTGATTCATCACTTGCAAAAATTGCGTTTCTGAATTCTTTTCTTCTAAAGATGTGCGCACCTCATCCATCTGGGCTTCATGCTCAGCTTTCATTAGATTAACCTGTTGCGCTGTTGGGCTTTGCAAGTCTTTTTGAGCTTGAGCCACTTTAAGTGCCATCTCTTGTTGCTGCATTTGCTGTGTGGTTTGCGCAAGTTGCTGCTGTTGTTGTTGCGCCTGCTCCATTTGCATTTGGAATGCTTGGGCTTTTTCTTTTAAGCCTTCAATGCCTCGAATATCGATATTGTCGAGCAATACCTGCAATCCTTCTTGATTCATAAATTGAGCAAAAATAGGTGATGATTTCATCAGCGATAATAATGTTTGTAGCGCAATCTCTTTTTGCATTGCAAAATTAACACCCACATCAACTTTAACTTGAAGGCTGTTAGGGTCAAAATTCATGTAAAGTGAATTTGTTTTGTTGATGGCCACATAGGAACGCTCGCCATTTGGTTCTATAATTGGCAAGCTGCGTGGCGTTCTGTAATATTTTGGAATCAAATCAACAATAATTTCAGCGATTCGATTTAATCCTTTAATGTAACCAACCACATAAGGTACTGACGCAGTATTACTTTGAAGCGCACTCCGAGCAAAAGCCACCCCCGACAACGGCGCTTGTTGAATTTGCGCATTTGAATCATATGAGCCCAAAATTGCTTGCGTTATTTCATCAGATAATTGGAAAGTGCCAGCAATTTCTGGCGGAATAGGCGTTCTCGAAATAGTTTGAGGGGCCGGTAACGTGCTCTCCGGGTTTTGTGAGTCATGAAAATAGTTGTATAAAATCACATCAGATTTTTGATAATTTCGATAAGCTTCCTGATAATCACTTGGGATGCTTTCAATTGCCGCCATTAATTTACTTTGCAATGTATTTTCAAGCTCATTGGCTAAAGACTGACCGGCAAAGTTTTTCAATCGCTGAATACCTTCAGCATGGTAAACGTAAGGCCGCGTCATTTGGCCGCTTGTTTGACCCTCGGTTAAATTAACACTATTTCCATCGATAAACACTAATGGCAAAAATTTAAAGTTTGTTGGTTTTTTGTCCAATATTTTATTTTCACAAAAGCGATAACGCATAATTTTAGTTAGGAAGGTTTGACGCTCCATTATCACTTCTGGTGGCTGGCATAATCTATTTGGATTACTATCGTCATTCCATTTTTCCAAAAATTCTTCATATTCTTTTTTGGTAACAACATGCCCATTGGTAAGCTTTACAATCACTTCTTTTTGACGCTGCTTTTCAAAATATTCACATACCAGCACGATATCTTCTTTTTCATTCTTATATGACCAGCCAAACCCCGATAATTCTCGCGTGAACTTTAAGTTTTTAGCAGCTTCTTGACCAAATTGATTGATGAAATCTTGCTTTGTCATTGGATATAGTTGAAAACAATAACGCCCATCGCCTTTGTGACTATCCCGCGCCAAAGGGTCAAAACCGCATAAAGTTGGGTCAAACACACGGTAAGGAACAATGTTTTGCTCCATGCTCATCTCGTTGACATATTCCGTTCGAACACCAATGACGCTAAAGCCGCCCGCAAGCAAATCACTATAGACATCATATTCAAGATTATCGGTGGTACCATCAAAAAACATTGCACGGAGATGCCCCTCAATCACCGTAATGGTTTGCGTAAACTGAGGAGTAAATGAAGAAAGAGGAATACCATCGGCGGCACGCACTTCTAAAGAAGGCTGTTGTTGGGCAAACTCTCCACGCAAACGAGAAATATATGCCTCTAAAATATTAAATTCGATAGTAGGCTTACCCGTATCGCGCAACGCCGTTTTTTCCTGCTCATTCATAGAGGTTTTGAAAACAAACCTTTTAAAATGATGGTAACGCTTAACGTTTTCCTCAAAATATTGCTGCCAGTCTTCTACATTTTTTTTGAAATCTACTAATTTATCGGGTTTTGAATTAATAGCCTGCATTCCTAGCATTACCTACATTTATGCGTCTTTGCAACGAATCATTAAAAGAAGCAAGCATCTTACTTCTGTCCGGGCGGTCCTGTTCAATACTATATAATAACTTGTCAATTAATCCAATCTTCACACCATCGTACAACGTATCACAAATATCGTCATGACGATGGGTGTTATTGGCTGTGATTTTCTTCATGTGCTCTTTGCACATTTGAACATGTTGTGCGCCTTTTGTAAATGTTACGCATTTTTGGGAAATATAGGGCTGCATTTCAATGTAACGCTGAGTTTTGCTGCCAGAAGCTTTGGTGCGCTGGATATCTCGAATGTGAATACCTTGAATTTCTTTCAAGATACTGCTTAAGGTTACACCTGTAGATTTTTTTTCAATCGCAACAACGGATGGCGGTAATTCAAACCGCATGCATTCTGCCCAAAAATCTATCACTTTTTCTTGTAAATCTTTAGGCTCTACCCGAATTTCAACGCAATCTAACCAGTGAAGCCCAAGTTGACCCGTTTTTCGACCAAAGCTTTCGATTTCGTAAATGCCAAAAAAGCTCATTGCGGTTGCGTCATTGTAATCTTTGTTGGTTTCAGCAGAATCAATAGTGATGAATGTCATTTTAATATCTGGGCATTCATCTAGCTCTAAGAACCAATCAGGTTTGAATAAACCACCCCCTGCAGGCAACGGGTCTTGTTGAAACTGCCCTGCAAATACATAAGGTGATTTTTCTTGAAGCTGATGCAACATTTCTTTTGGGGTGATTTCTGGATATAACGCATTGTCAGCTTCATCGAGCGCTTTTAATATTAATGGATTCCATACTGTAGTATCGCGGCCGCTGAGCAAAAATGCAGCTAAATCATCCTCGTGCAATCTTTGACCAATGAACAAAATTGGCACATTGATACCGCGAACTCTCTGCCTGATAGTTTCTTCATAGTTTTTAATAGTAGATTCACGAATTACGTCGCTATGCGCTTCATCTGGTTTAATAGGGTCATCGATAATGACAGCGCCAGAAAAACGATTTAATCCAGGAAGCCCACCATCTTGCCCAGTAATTGCGCCGCCAGAGCCAAATGCTTTTACAGAGCCTCCAATTGTAGTTTGGAATGAATCTTTAGCCCGTGAATCTGTTTTCAAAAACACATCAAACAAATACCCATACATTCGTGATGACACAATGCTTTTAATAAAAGCAGTATGTTTGGCAGCTAGTTCTTGAGAATAGGAAATGTATAAAAATTGGCTATCAGGATGTTGCGCCCAAGTCCATGCAATAAACATACTTACCAGTGTGCTTTTGCCATATCCTGGTGGAATATTAATCAATAATCGATGATTGGGAATTTCTAAACGCGCTAACTTCGTTAATTCGCGACAAACAGTTATATGGGGCGATTCACGTGAAACTGGATTAGAAACAATAAAATCACGCCGAGTAATGTATTTAAAAAAGAAACGTGTGAACTCTAAAAGTGAGCCTTTTAGTATTGCTGCCTGTTCTTCTTTTGAATGGTCGATTTGCATTTAGTGAATATAACATAAGGAATGGCCAGGACTGAAGGATTTGAACCTTTTTAATAATCCCCACAATCATGTCGACTCATATAATAAACGGTATCAAGAAGTCTATCATTAACTTTTTCCATAAGGCGAAAATATTTTGCGGCCGCTTCATCATAGTTGTGTTGCCATTCTTTCACTTCCGTTTTTAACTTTTCTATTTCTTCAAAAGGTTTTACGGTGACATCACGCATATAAGATATGAGTTCTTTTTGAAGTATTTCGATATCTTCTTTCGAAAATCTATCGTCTTCAGCATTACATTTGATATTTTCCAAATGCTCCCATAATTCGTCTATTAGGTTCATTTTTAGCCCTCTTCATATTGATTTTCTCTAAAGTTTTTACGCGTTCATTCACTTCTGAAAGCTGCGCAAATATATTTTCTATCATTTCATTTTGTGACTTAGTTGAATTCCGAAAGTATAACATTAATTTTTTTAACATTCCCTCATCCTTTTATTTCGGGGGCTTAATCATTTCATTTACTGCTTTTTTTTCATGAAAAACTTGAGCTTTTTCAATGGATGCCTTAAACACATGGTAATTTTCAAAACCTTCTGTATAAGCATAAATATGCAAAACAAGGGTATAAGGAATTTCATAATTTCTTTTAGCTAATGCCTGCTGTAAACGGCGCGCCTTTTTTTTGAATGTTTTTTCTGTTTCTTCTAAATCTTTTATCATTTTTGGTCCTTATTTGAGTTAGGAGTCATAATTCTCGCGCTTCAATTTTTTTCATTGTCTTTAAAATATATTCGAGAGCCCCTATTTGGGCGCGAGCAATAGTAATAGTAATATTAGAAGAGGATCGCGCCTTTCCTTTTTTTTCCATCTCCTGCGCGAGTGTTATCGCATTTTTAATTTCAACGCGAAGTTTTTCAATGGTTTGTTTTTGGTGCTCAATAGTTTCATATAATTCTAAATGCGCTTCCAAATCAGGTTCTAAACTATAAGTCTTTTTAAAAATATCAGGGTTGCAAGGATATATTTCTCCCTCAACTCCTCGGATAATATAATCACCAAAGCTAATGGCAAGATTGCCCTCTAATGTTTCAATAGTGGCAGGATGTGTAAATTTATCAGAGCCGAATATCTGCTTAAGCTCGCTAATCGGTTGACCCACGTATTCTAACGCCTCCACGACAACAGGTCTTTTCCGGTATTTAATGAGCTTCAGCTTTCTTCTGGCCATATTTTTTTCAAACTCATGGTTTGTGTAAGCCACTTCTGGCACATCTTCCATTAATATTCTTTTCTGTGTTTACTCTCTAATTCTTCACGCAATTTAATTACCTGCTCTTTTAGTTCTTCGTTTTCTTTTTGCGTATTTTCAAGCTGTATTTTATC